TGAGGGTGCTGTCCTTTATGGGGTCGGTATGCCCGAAGTATTATTATCGTGTGTGTTTGGTTTTGTGGGTAGGTTTTCTGGCAACGTTGGCATGCTCGCTAACCACACGAGTGGGAACACGGTCAAGACTGCCAGTCCGATGGTATCCAATGTGGTCAAGTTCCTTCTTATCACCTTTATGGACTTTTCCGGCCTTGAGTGCTTTACGACGGGCTCTATTCCGAGCTTCACGCCGTTTAACCTGCTGAGGATTTTCTTCATAGGCCGTTTCTTTCTTATAATTTCTAGCCACTATTACTCTTTGGCGCTCCTTTCACATAGATGGTTATCGGACAAATCTCATCCTTGATATTATGCCAGTCGAAATCAATCTCTACGATCTCATCCTTAGGCTTGATTACATTGAGAGTGTACAGCATGGGCAACAGTCCATCTCTGACATTAGCCAAAGATATCTCAGACTGGATTGGCTGCGAACTCTGTTTCCTCTTGCGAGCCAGATACTTGGATCCTAAGCTCATCTTCGAGTTCCTTCGCTTTGATCTCCTGCTTCCTGTACTGGAGGGAAGATCGTTTGGATTTATCGTCAAAGGTATCCTTCAGGTATTTGAGACGAAGCCTCTCAGCTCTAGTCTTAGGGTGTTTAATCATTGATTGTTCTTACAATCTATTCGTCAAAGTCTAATGGTTTTATATTAGGTAACTTAATAAACTTCTCTTCAACTAGAAACTCTAGACATTCTTCTTCAGTCTTATCGTTTAGTTCAAGCAGTTCTTCCAAAGTATATACTTCTAGTAGGGTAGCAAGGCTCACGGTAGTGGGACGTAGGCTCCTATTAGGAAGATAATCCCTAACATACATAAGGCTCCAGCAAAGAACCAGAATAGTGCTTCAGAACCATTCATCGGGGATGTCTCCTATTGCATATGGAAAGTTGTTCTTGACGCACCATTTAACGCTCGACTTACTGTAAGAGTAAAACAATATTCTGATATCTAATTGAGGATTTAACTTCTTTACGGCAGCCATCTTTCGTTTGGCTTCTGGTCTAAAATGTCCTTTAGTTTCGATATAAATCTTGCCATTCCTTGTTGTAATTATGAAGTCAGGGACGTAGTGTCCGGAGATAAGGTAGGGAATTTTCTCAGACTCATATTTAAACTTAATCTTCTTGGCTTTGAGACTAGCGTATATCCTAGCCTCGAATTTATTACGTAGCATGTATTAGTATATCATTTAATAGATTATTTGTCCATGTCTATTAATCTCAGGAACATCAGGCTTCCTAACTACCTTAGTTAAGTATCTTGGTCCGTCGCTATAGAGAAAGGTTCGAAGCTGTGGACGACACTGGTACTTAAACGAGTTATAGCTTGCTGTATTGCCCAGTCGATAATTTCCGGATTTTCCGTCGGGTACTTCTTCGCAAGTGCATTGCGGAGCTCGATCAAGAGCGATGACATCTCGATAATCTCGAATTCTTTTTCTAATACTTTCTTGGCGCGCAGTATGCTCATATAACACCATGTGACCTAATTGTTTGTCGATTGCTAATAGATAGGCAGTAGTCTTATTTCTCACCAGGGGATCATCCAAGGAGCCCACAAGATACCCATCAAGTTGATCAAGATAACCGAAGCTATCGTCGGATGCGATTGAACCATCTTTGAACTTTTGGAAAGCACGGCTGCTAGCAGACTTAACGTCAACGATGTTGCCGTCAATAACACAATCTCGGTGCCCGATGACCCCATCAACAGATACAGCATCTTGTTCTCCTGTTACTTCGTGGCCAGTAGCTCTGGCCATTGCGATTACAAGCGCTTCAAGTATGTGTCCGTAGATATATTTGATCCTGGCCCAGGATGGGAGGGACTCTGCAGCCAATGGGGTATGTATTGAATACCACAGTTGTGCCGGGCACTTTGGGCCCAGACCGCTGAGACGTAAGCCAGTGCGGCTTTGCGGACTGAAGGATCCTTGGAGTTTAATTGTGAGTTCAGACGTGAATTGAGTAGCGACATCATTCGTCAGCCAGTTTTCTTCCTTGCCTACCATTCGGTAGATATCTGGGATTAAGGTTTGGATTTCAGTCAGTGGACACCTGCCGATATAGCCAATAGTTTAGCAATCTGTAGTAGTCCAAAGACATAAGCTATGCCTGCTGGAGGACCAAAGATGGCGATGATACATGTCCGCTCGGCGACAGACTTCCTAGCCCACCATCCTTCTGGGCCTTTCTTAGCTTTATTCTTCTCTTCTTCTTCCTTCTTCAAGAATTTCTTCCATTTCTTGTATACTTTTAGATCATCCATTGGGATCATATCACGCTTCGATCGACCGGTGAAGAAATCATTAGGGTCGACCATGATAATCTTCTTCATGGCACGCTCTCCTTTGTAGCTTGGGGTGGGCTCAAACGTGGCCCACCCCTGCCTGTTGATTTTCTTAAGGAGGTCTGGGTTTCTGCTGTGAGGAACGAATATTCACGGTACATCCTCCATGCAGTTGAACACTAGTCCGGTGTTCCTACGGTTAAACTCTATGGACTTGCTGGACCAGCGGCTGCGTATTATCTCAGCCATGTAACGACCTACTATAACACGTCCTATGCTGCTCTATAACGTATGCTTATCTTTCCTTTTCAGCGGTACGTTTGGCCTCAGTAGTCTGTTGCTTGGTACGCGTCTCGCGGTGATCTTTACGCGGCGTTCATACCCCTGTCAATGTAGACAGTCTACATCCAGTCTTGCGAATAGACCATTCGCTACTGCGCATCTCTCGATCTTCCGACTCATTGCACATCACGCTCATAGGCCTGGAGGTTATCCGTATCCAGTGTGCGGTACCAAGATGCTGCGTCTACGCGATCCAGAGGGCGCTCTACAGATAGGCGCTTCCCAACAGTGGGGTCAGAGAGGCTGAGAGGTATCTCCTACCCTTAACGCTAACTCAGAAAATAGCTGAGCATACCTAGACGGATCTCGCTTTTATCACGATCCTACTACATTATGAAATTAGGGCTGGACTCGAACCAGCATACACACCTTGCACAGTGTGTGCGTCCCTCAGTCATCTATCAATCTACTACACGGGTACTAACTGAGCCATCTGCTACTCAAGCTCTATCGGCATCGCACCGAAACTTGCTCAGCTTTATGCGCGCCACCATTGCCGCCAGTCTCCGTCACACGGAGCGTTGGAATCGAACCAACAGGGAGTGGTAGACTTCCTTTATTCCGCCACCTTATTCCACTTCAGATCGTTAGCCATTTAAGACAAGTCCTTTATCCTCATACGCGCCCTCTACAGAGGTTATAGCACCGGTCACTACCGGCCCTAGCTTACGCGACGTCTGTTTGCTATCTACCGCTCTGGCTAATGAGACCAGTTTACGGTTGTGCTCACTACCTTCGCTCACCATCTTACTCAGCCAGCTCGACAAGACCCACTCTAAGGTAGGACTCTCTGGCACTATTGCTGACTTTAAGGTTGTCACCCTGATGGTTACATTCCCGGCAGGGAAGTCACATTGGTTCATTTCCTCTCAGGCTATACCTGAGGTTCATACAGCCCGGTACCTGAGTCCGGCGGAGGGTGGGGTATCCGAAGCGTGGGAGGCTTCATGCTGTAGAATTAAGTATTAGTTCCAAAGTTGTTCTGGTTGTTCCTTAAGTCCGGCGATAGCTTCCAGTTGTTCTGGGAAACTGTCGTCTTCAGTTTTGTATGGTACTAAGTTATCTATCCGAGCTGAGACCCATCGAGCAGCTTTAGCTTTCTTGCCTCCCGGTGTTGCATGCTCATAGACTTCAAGTTTCAAAGTAGCATCACTGCCATTCCCTACTTGACCTTCAAAGATATTACCATCCTTATCAGTCACCGTAGGTGGAGCATAGCTTTGTATCCTACCTGATTGGTATTCTTTAGTCACTGGTCTAGTGAAGTTAACGTAGTATCCATCATCATCCTTCTTGATGACATTCTTTAAACCTTGAGATTGAAGTTCACGGACGACTTCTAAATCTTTATCATTAGGATGAATTTGGACTGAGTATTTATTCCATTGATTAGGTGTCTTATTTCTAAACCAAGATACCTTGCCTTGAATGTATATGTTTTCTGTCTTACCATATTTAACCATTATTATATTACCTGCATTTCCTTATAAAAGACCAGAGCATCAATAATATAATCTATCTCATCTTGAGATAGTTTAATATCTTGATTATTTAAATTTGCATCGTCCAAGTATCTAATCAAATCATCGTGGTTCAATGTGTCTTACTCCAATTAGTAGCGATTGTATAGTCTTTCAAATCATCGTTCCAGTAACTGCCAGCAAGGGGACATATCAATTTTAGGTCCTCTCCAACTTCTTTTAATGACGAAGCCATCATCTCTGCGATAGACAAGGCTATGCTCATATTGTTCGGACATTCTACTTGCCATTCATCGTGTACGAGGTTAACCAATTTAGCATCGTAATCCTTTAGTTTATCATGCCACTTCAGAGTGGCAGACTTCATTACAATAGCCTCACCGTTCTGCAGATACCCAGACATGCATAGATGTCTTCGCTGCGAGGCCGTATCACCAAATATCCTAACTTTTCTACCATCAAGTCCACGGAACCACCCGCGTCTTGCATCGGCTGGTATGAGATGTGTCTTGACAAATTCAAAACCCTGGTATCGATCCATAAGACGTTGGAGAGCGGCATCGGCATCTGTAGCCGAACATCCCAGTATCTCGGTAAGCTTTCCGTTGCCAGCTCCGAGCAACAAGGCGTAAACGTACCGCTTAGCCGTTTGTCGGTCTTTGCAAACGGGGCCAAGAATTCTTTGGTTAAGGGAATGAGGATCACTCTTGTTCTCCTTTTTACCTTCAACTAAAGCTTTGGTAAACTCTGGATCATTAATGTAATGAGCAAAGATGCGCAACTGAATGCCTTCTGCATCCACGCCGATTAGTAATCGGTTCTTAGGTGCGCACCATAGTGACCTGAGTTCTTTACCGAGTAGCTTACGTTTACCACCAGTATCAAACTCAAGAGGTATGTTGGCAGTATTGGGATTACGGTGAGCCATCCTATGAGTCCAAGCACCGATCCCATAAAATTTACCATGGATACGACCGGAGGAGGAAACCAATCCCAGCCACTCTGTGAGAGTGCGGCGTCTGGACTCAAGGAGGATACGCTTCGCAAGACTGCGAGCGGATAACGGGGCTGTTCCTGGTAAAGTATCGAGGTTCTTCTCGTTGATCTTCCATCCAGCCTTCTTCATTACTTCAAGCTTAGCATACAACTCCTTGAGTTGCATGTCAAGTCCATAGGTTCTCTTAGTATACTTTAATTTATTTATCGCTCTCTCAGTATCTATGTAAGTATCAGTCTTATCTACTGGTCGCCATCCGGCATCTCTAAGTACTTCAATAATCTGCTTATGAGAACTTGGATTAAAGTTATGCCAGCGACAATAACAAAAAGGACTATTGATAGTAAGTTCAGAAATACTATCCCGCATTTCCTTAGGAATTGAAGTAAGACTAATAGTGCCATACTTAGTCTCCTTAGGTGTTACTTCTCTGATTAGCTTTAGCTTAGGAGGAAAAGCTTCTAAGATATTCTTATCTAGTATAGCTAAGTCAGTTACTACCTTAGAGAGTAGACCATTAGCCCGATGGCTATTAAAGCAGAAACCATTTCTGCTGAGATCATTAACCACTTGTTGAAACCGATGTTCCAACAGTATTGAAGCTGCATGGCGACTATCAGATATATAACTAAGATACTTATTGTATATCCGTTCACAGATGTCCACATCTCTGACACAGTAGTTCTCCATCTCTTGAGAATACTTAGTCCAATCGTTAAACTTTATCTTCGGGTATTGGAACTCCAGACCATAGTCTTCAATGGAATGTCCGCTCCTTGGGTAGTCGACCATCTTGGATATGATGAGGGTATCAGTGCATTGTATATGCCCAGAACATAAGAGGTCGTGAGCCACGAGCACAGGGTGATCATACCCAAGAAAGTTATGGCCAATCCAGTGTATAGTTGAATTAGATCTGAAGTCATTAAATCGTTTCCTTTCGGTATCGTCGGTGGTTAAATTTCTGAAAATGTGATAGGTTTGAGTCTCAATATCCTTACAAACAATCAGCCATATCTGACTAGGATTGTTTAAAGAATTACATTCAATGTCAATTACAACCTTCAAATATATCTCAAAGTAACCCCCGCGCGGGAGAGAGGAGACCGCGCGAGGGTATCTCTTGTATTAGTGAATAGGAAGTGGCACAGCGTGGAGGTAGAAGTAGATGATGCCAACGACGACGACAGTCACCGCAGCACAGGCAATGATAATCTCAGTGGTTTTGCTGGTATACATTCGTAGCTCCTGGTTAGGCTGCGATCTCTGTGACCTCAGCTTCTGGCTTCTTGAGCGCCTGCTCAAAGAATGACCTAAGTATGTTTTCTTCTTTAATGATTGCAATGTCGTATTGTCCTTCAGTATTCTTTCTTTTCATATGACTAATAGATTTCTTCAACATGGTCATGGTCCACCACATTGCTTGTTCTTCCATTGAAATAATATTATCCATCAGGTACTTCCAATATTCCTCTCAGTTCAAATACTTTACAGAATTCAACTGGATCAACCCAGATCCAACTGCCATGGTTGTTCATAGTTGCTGTTGGTATTAGTAATACATCTCCTTCTTTCTTACCACCGTGGGTAAAGTTTTGCAACAGCCAAGGGTTCATTTGTTTATGTTTACAATTAAACTCAGTGCCTGACTCCATCGGACTAAGCCAGTCCCAGCCTGGTGGCGGACCCTTGCCTGCTAACCGAAGAATAGGCTGTACTGCCTCTTCCTCAGTTTTATTGTTATTAACTACTAATTTAAGCATGCTCCACCTCTTCTAGATAGGCCCTAGGAAGGCCTAGGAAGGCCCGTGGTGCGTTATTTCTTATCCCAGGTACCCAGACACCGGGGAAATGGACATTGACTAGATTTTCCTGAATTTCTATACCTTGTACTGACCTTAAAATTTACCGCACAGTTTTAATACGTATTGATTTATCTTCCTCACTGATGATCTCCAAATGTGAAGGATCACTCATGAATAACCAACCGCCCTTCGCTACTACCTCCACTAGAAGTTTGCCCCGGTTGCCACGATAGAGATCGTTTACTATCCCATATACGTCCATGTTGCCGAATTTTCGTTTCACCTGTGTTCTGCCGATCTGGTACATCGTCCAGTCTCCAATTTATTGCAGTCAGGCCTTGAGAGATAAGTTTATCGTTGATGGTTGAGAACAACCTAGACCCTTCGAATGGAGTCCTTGAAAATCTATTGGCACGTGGGGATGGATGGGATGTTAACAGCACCTCATTATTGGTCAGATCAACATATTCTAAATATCGTCTCGCAACTGCCCCGAGAAATGCAAACACCACACCTCGTTGAGACAGACGTTGAATGATTTCTTTGGTGAGGAAGGAATACTCTTCCCAGTCGTGAGAAAGAGATCGACCTGACTGACAAGTTGGGATCGCGTTCCAAAGAAGCACTCCTTGTGCTGTCCATCGGCTGAGATCACCACAACGTGGAAAAGGGTATCCGAGGTCGGCGACGTATTCTTTGAAGATGACGTTGAGGGTGGGGGGAAATTGTTCTGCAGTAAATGAGGATGGAATAGCAAATGCCCGTCCTGTTGCATATTGGGCCTGTGGATAGGGATCTTGTCCGATAATTGCGACGCGAACATCGCGATCTGATGTTGCTCGAAGAGCTGCGAACAAATTCGCCCGCGTAGGGTTGTACGTAGTACCAGCCTTTTCCAAATCTTTAAGCCTCTCATTGCACACCTGCCATTCACCGGATTGCCAGAAGTTAAGTTTCCACGGATAGATCATTCTTTACGCTCTTGAGATTTATATAGGACAAAGAAATTACCCATGTGTGTTTCGACTAACCAATGTTCTTTGTTGGCCACCGGATCAACATCGAATGCCGGGTAATGTAATTTAGTTTTATAGTTCAAGATAGAATATTCATTACCTTCTGGATATTCCTTTTGATTGGTTGTGTTGTGGATTGTCCCAGTTACTGTCCGGTGTTCTTCATTAAGACGCCATTGCTTCAATTCTGCTGTTATCATTAGCCGGTATCCCATAGCCTAAGTCCTCTGTTAGGGTGTAAGTTGCAGGATCGAATAAGAGTTCCCCCGCTGGTCCCGTACGACCACAGAACCGGTTCTTGGAGACGACCATACGCGTAACTCGCCGGACAATGGGATCAGGGTGAGTGATCTCTCTGAACAGATCAATTCGAACGTCGGCAATCTTAGAGATGTTCCGGGAACCACGAGTAAAACCATCGTCATTGACGTGACTCACTATGATTAGAGCGAAGTCTAACTCTTTAACCATCATTTCGAGTCGGGTGGAAAGATAGTCGAGCGAAGTTCTTTCATCTTTCCCTCCAAGACCACTAACAACCATAGTGATGTGGTCGAGAAGAATATAACGGCAACCACGTGCGGATACCAGAAATCTAATGGTATCGAGAATGATCTCAGGATCATCTGATCCAAAGTGAGAGTAGATGTGAAGACGCTCGTCCAACCTAACCACGTTCTGTATGGCTTGGATAGTTTCAGTGTCTGTGACACCGCTGTCTGGTAGATGTGCGGGACGTTGGAGGTGAATACCTGCAATAGCTTGGAGGTGTCGCCTCTTAGGCTCTTCAAGGAAGATTGCGCCAATTGCATCCTTCGTTTCCACGAGTAATTGATGTTCGATTGCATGCATCACCTCTGTTTTACCGACACCTTCTTGAGCCGTGATTAACACTGACTCACTGGTGCGGATGCCATAAGTCATGAAGTTCAAGGTTGGGAATGGATATGGCACACCACGTTGAGGCTGCTCTCGAATAACCTTCTCGAATTCAGGAAAAGTCGAGATGATGGTTTCTGGGAGAAACTTCTTGGCATTGTGCCATAGTGTGACTAGTTCGTCCCTTTCTCCGGCACGGAGGTAATCATTGGCGTCTTTGCGGGTTCCTCCGGGGAACCGCACCATGAAAACTTTGTTGTAATCAAACAGCTTTGCAACTTTAGATGCTGCTTCACGTCCTGCCTCATCTCCATCAAACGCGAGTAGTATTTTGTCGAATGAGTTAACCCAGGATCGGTCCAGGCTAACATCAGTTCCAGCACTAGAAGCGCTGTGAACAGAGACGACAGGACTGCGTATAACCTGATAAAGCGATAAAGCATCGAGCTCTCCCTCTGTTATAGTCACGGTCTTGTGACTACTTGCCGCAAACTTATTACGACCAAACAAACC